GTCCATGTGATGGTACCTGTCTTTGTTGCGAATGCGGTCATGCCGTTCACGTCAGTATATTTGACTTCATCACCGATTGTGATTTTTACGCCACTAAGCGGAAGTCCGAGTGCGTCAAACACGCCGAACTGCAACCCCTGAACGATTCTCGAAGCCTTAATGATAGCCTTTTTATTTTTCTCGGGGATATACTTGCCCAGCTTACCTGCCGCCTGCAAAGCAACACCAGCGAAGTCTTCGCTGTCCAGAGTCCTAGCGACTTCAATCCCAACACCTGCGACTCCGACATTGTCAGCCACGAAGTAAATAACATCAGGCACCTGAAACTTAGCGTCAGGAACTTCCTGAATGATGAAACCCTTGAAATGATACAAGGTCTGTTGACTGACATTTACGTCTGCGGCTTTCAGCAAAGAAGCGAGCTGGCTGTCAACCAAAATGTTATACACATCAGTATTGACATACGCAACCCACGGAATGCTTGTGCTGACGCCGTTGTTAACGAAGGTCTTGTGAGCGGTGTTGAAC